TCAGCTTCACCGCCTTTAACAAAAGTACATAGATCGTCGATCGTACAGTTCTTTTGTTCAGCAATCATAACATTTAAGTCTGCTAAGATCACTTCAGCATTTGGATTTGGAGTCATAATCACATTGTCTGTTGCTACTTTTTGCAATCTATTGTCTTGTTGCATTGCTCGTAACATAGGACGGCCATCTGGGAATGGACGAATGTGCATAATCTCGCCGAACTCGTATGCGTCTTGTGCCTGTTCTGTTTCTACTAGTTTCATAATAGAATCGTGATACTGATCGGGTAGTGTTGCTGTTGGTAATACGAGAGACATATTAGACTCTCCAGGTAATGTTCTAAAAACTACAAGTACTCTAGCACCTGTGTTCTTGACCTTACCAACGTGTTTTAAGTTCTTAGCCATCTTAGGCCTCCTTTTTTGCAACCGACTCTAGGAATGTGTTTAACTTATTAAAAGTTTTACCTACTGCCTCTAGTTCATTTGCTTTGAACGCTCCTCGCTGCGATGCCACTTCAACGATACTTCTCAATGCTGCAAGATCGCTGATGTTTAATTCTGCTTGTGGTTGCTCCGGTGCAGTTTCTGATGCTGCCGCTGGCGCTTCGACTTTATTTTCTTCTGTCATTTAGTTTCTCCTTAAATGTGGACAGGCTAACATAAAGTATGTTAGTTCTTTCTGATCTTCAAACGCCACAAATGTGGCTGATTTCAAGTTACCTTCTTGATCGATAACAGGTGTCCGGGTAATACAATATCTACCCTTCAACTTGTTCATAACCCATTTTTCAACAGATCCCTCAAAGAGGTCTCCGTCGGAAATTTTAATCTTAGAGAAATGCACGGGTAGGTACCCGAGCTTTCTTTTCTTCAAAACATCAATAGGATTAAGATCGAACATTGTCTGATATTTATATGGCCAGTTTATTCTGATTGTGATTCTTGGCTAAGTCTTTTAGCTAGAGCTTTATTATATCCCATTTTTCTTATATCACCCGAAAATAGATACAATTCAAATGCTGATTTTTCTTTCATAACAACGATAAACTTTTTTGTAATGTAAAAGGGAGATTCTATGAAGTTATCTAACCAAAGTAATATCTGCGGGGTTATTGCAAAGTCACTTGGGAATTCAACTCGGTATGTCTTTATTTTAGCTTGTTCTTCGATGAATGTCAATGCTTGTTCAGTCAAACGAAGCCCGCCTTGATCTTTATCGCGGATGTTCCACCACCACACAGGTCGAAACTTTTTCAGAGTGTCTTCGTTGGCTTCTACGTTTGCTGCCTGAAGGAACACCTTGGTATAGGTATCCTTAATGTTCAATTTAATCTACCTTCTCACCTTGGGTGAGTTTGTAAACAGCAAAGTCTTTAGTTTTAAATAACCTATTGAGCTTCTTGGCTAGATTGTGTGCGTGTCCGGGATTGCTAAATGAAACTTTCTTATATTTCGGTCCGGGATAACTTGCTACAAGACTACCGCTCTTTAGGTTAAAAGGTTGCTCTTTATAGAATACTGCCCAAATGGCTTCGCTATCAAGGATCTGCTCGATCTTGAACGTTTCTTTGTTAGCGTACTCTAAGAGTATCTTGGGTTTTGGTCTGCTCATATATACGTGTTCCTAATTAACCACGTATATATTTATCCTTGACCGAACCCGCCCCCGTCGAACTTTACATCTATATTAGTAGTGGATTCACGTATTTCAGCTAACATTTGGTGTATTTCATTAACTGTTTTACCTAATCTTGAAGTTAGGATGGCTAATTCAGCGGTTAATTCACGTGCTTCTTGAATAGTTACACGTATGTCTTTCTGTTGAGTCTTTTCTGCTGATACAACTCTTTGTATGAGTCGTTCAATAGCTGGCAGCGTAGTTGGAAGATTATTTTGCTGCATTTGACAGTGCCAGTTTCATTTCAAGATCAATCTTAAACGGACCTTTGTAATCATATCGCTGAAGTGTAATCAGTTTAGGACAAAAGCTCTTAACCCAACCTTTTTCAAAACGAATAATATAATAACCAGCACAGTATAAACTCTTACTATCTTCACTTTTTGTAAACAAAGGTAGTTTGCGTTGTATATCAAACATCGCATTATGCGGAGATGTACTAGTAGCATATCCGTGGACTTCGTTAGGTTGATTACTCTCAGCCTCTTTGATAATTTTAGCGATAAAGAAATCTTTTCCAAACTGTCTAGTTAGACTTTCTTTAGTCTCATAAATTTTGATTCCGGTTTCGTTGCTCAACACAAAACGATTGTCTTCGTTCTTTCGCAAGGTGGCAAATTTCTCTCCATTCTTTTCAACGATCCAAAACTTATCTTTAATAATTGGTTTAGCGTGTAAGTCTGTCATAGTGTTTCTCCGGCAAGCGTTTGATTTTTGTATCTTGCATTTAGAGGCTCAGCATACGCCTGTGCCTGATCTGCGATTTTTTTAAGATCATATAGATTGCAAAATTTTATTAGTCGGATACCAACCTGACTAATATTTTTGTTAGCATTAGTTGCTGTGGTAATTGTTTCTGTTATAATTTCTTTAATATCATCTGGTTGATGTGTGAGATCAATCAGTCGACGGTTTCGTTCGTAATCTTCTAGTACTCGATGTTCGACTCCATTGTGGTCAGACCATCTCTGTAACATAAGATTGTTCCACGCATATCCGCGGCCTTTACGGTCTTCGAACGCTTCAGTAAGACCCACTTTTTTGCTTGTGCCTTTAGTACGCACACCTGGATACGCTGAGAAGACATTATCACTGGTATCACCACGCATACATTTTTCAAAGAGGAGCCATTCTGGATCTGGGACAGCTTTTGGTTCTTGCGTTTTCTTGTCAATGACTCTTTTGCCTTTTGCATCAAATATACCTTCGTGCGTGATAGTTGTTTCCATAACACCATTGTACTGTTTCACATTAGGTGCAATAAGCTGTACGAAATCTGTATCTGTGCTAATGATCACGTGATTATCGTTTGGATGGCTCTGTATCCAACCTGCAATAAGATCATCTGCTTCTAGTCGAGGATTTTGCATTACTGTACAATTAGTTTTTTCTGTAATGAAATCTTTAAATGTATCAAATGCTTCCCAGAAGATTTTTTCTTCGTCTGCTTCTTTTTCAGTATGCGCTGCTCGAGCAGCAGCACGTTGCGCCTTATAAGGAGCATAGAAATCTTTGCGCCAGCTACGACCTTCTAAACAGAAGATAACGTGACTACCACCAAAGTCTTGCCAGGCCTTCTTTACACTATTAAGTGTGATATGAAAGGCCATACCTAACTTGATATCGGCATCACCATTAACAACGTGACGAGCACGGAAAAAGGTATTTGCTGTATCAACTAAAATATATGTCATTTGTTATTCTTTTTAACAGAGTTAATATCAATAACGCCAGTATTAACAGCGCCACCAAAGTCGCCATCGACTACTACGTTTGCACAAAGTTCACGGAACCAACGATCGACAATCTCTTCATCCGGATCACCGTCAAATCCATATCCTTCTTGCTTTAATTTTAACACAAAATGCTCGTTCCAGTCAAGCTCAAAGAAACCGTTGCGAATATTATCTTGATTGATATGTGTATGCAATACACCAACCCAAGGTTCTTTCTTATGTGTGGCCCTATCCTTCTCTGTCATTTTAGCTAATTCTTCAGCGGCTTTAGCTCTTTCTGCTGCATCTGTAGCTTCTTTTGCTGCTTTGGATGCTTCTTCTGCTATTACTACAGATCGTTCTGCCTCTGCTCTTATCTTGTCAATACCAAATAGTTTTTCTACAAATTTACGCATCAAGTTCCCCACTCATTTTTAAATAACGGCACTTGCAGTCTATCACTGTAACGAAGCCCGTGTTTCATAGCCATAATAGCCACCGCTTTATTATTCAATGCGTAAACACTTTCAACACCGCCTACTGGCATTAGATAAACGTGTCCTTTAAATCCTGCAGCACGATATTCGCTTGCGGCTTTAAGAGCATAGTCGCGATCTTCTTCTGTGGCAATAACAAATTTCAAATATGCAGTACCGACTTCTTCGTACTCGCAAACAACTTCTGGAAGAATAGCTTCTTCCCACTTCTCACCACTGCAAGGCAGTTTAGCACTTACTGAAAATGTAATCTGACGCCACATATCTTCTTTGCATTGCCAGTCTAGCAAGTATTGTTTAAACTCTTTACCTAGTTTTTGAGTACCATTTGTTTCAAATGTAATCTCTTTCAAGCTAGACATCTTAGGATGATCTAACAAATCTGGATAAGCACGTTGCCAACCTAGTAATGGTTCACCACCTGTGATAACTAAATGTTCATCTAGCCATTCATTGTATGGAAGTATTTCCATAATGCGATCTGCAATAGCATCCGTTGTAAGCATTGGACTTAGGTCTTTAAATCGAGGATCCCAACTAGCATAACTGTCACAGCCAGTTGATACTAATGGCAGTTCATTGTAATCTTTAAATTCTGCAACACGTTCTGCAATAGCTTCGACTTCTGCACTAAGTTCGCCACGTGGCATACCAAACCCTGCACATTTAAAGTTACAACCAAAGGTGCGTAAGAAAACAGAAGGCACACCCATATAGCGTCCTTCACCTTGTATGCTGTAAAACAGCTCTGCGATTTTAATTTTGCTCATAGTATATTATACACTCTTTTCAATAGACTTGTCAACCTTTTCCAAACGCCAGCTACCGTCTTTTTGGTCGATCCAATTTAAAGTATCACCTTCTTTCCATCCTGCTTGTTCTAACAATTCGGGAGGAAAGGTAAGGATTGCATCTCCGGTATCGGGATCTTCTTCAACATTTAAAGTCCAGCTGTTCATATTGTGCCTTTCATACTGTTAGCTGTTTCTCCGTCTCTTTGTAGTCGACGACATTCTTCAACTACGCTTCTCGGAAAATCTGGAGATATTTCTGACATCCTGCAATCGTATACTATTACCCTAGGGCCGCTGAAATCTGTGTATAACATAATTATAATAACAATTACAATTAGAATAGCAGTGATAATTTTATCTGTCATAGTCTATCACTCAAAAGTATTTTACACATCAGTGCATCGTGTTCATTGAAAAATTTAAACTTCATTTGATCGGTTTCGGGATGACTGGTGTATCTTTCACCAGGTAAGCCAAAATGTTCTAATACCATAGCACAGGTTTCATTCCACCAGAACCCTTGTTGGTTATTCCAGTTGATAACCACTTCAGTCAATCTCGCCACCTTCTGATTCGGGAGATCTCACACTGGTACAACTGTCATTCCACATAGCCTGAGCACGTTTCTTGTAATCTTCTAATTCCCATTCGGCAAGTTTCTCTCGGAATTCGCCTTCTTCAAGACCGTGCCATCCGATACAATACCCTGTAGGACTACGACCACATCCACATTTACCAAATTCTTTTGAATCTTCTTTTACTCTTATTTGCATAGTTATTCCTCGTTTTTAAAAC